TTCTCACCGAAGTCATCTATTATTTTATCGACATCTACACCATCAGAAATTTCTTTGGTGTCAATCATTTGATATATGTCGCTTACTAGAGTATCTGTACTCATTTCTTTTGCTCCTTTGGAAGAGTCACATCACTCCAATAGTTTTCACCTCTTTCAAAACCTAAGCATTGCATAGCATAACTCAAGTCATCTAGGTTTCTCATATCACTTAAATATAAATCATTTGTTTCCGTCATCATATTTAATGCTCGTCTTAGTTCGTTATAACCTTTACATAGTTTCTCATAATGCTCTATATTTATAGTTATAACTACTTTATTTTTACTTCTATATTTTACTAGTGTGTCTGTTGCCACGATTTACCTACCTTGTATTCACCGTCCAGTGGACAGTTTAAGTTAAAAGATTTACCTGCTTGTACTATTGAACCAACCGCTAGACCTCCGAAGAAATCTGCTTGGTCTTCCCTGACTTCACATTGGAACTCATCGTGTACATTGAGTACAAACTTGTAGTCTATCTTATATCTCTTTGCGTATTCATCTAGCAATACCAAAGCCTTCTTCATTATTACTGCACCTGCACTCTGTAGTAGAGTGTTAAGTGCCGAGTGCTCAGAGCGTATATGTAGTTTCCTACCATCCAACCCACGCACCCAACCTTGCTTACATTTATGTTGTACATTTCTTCTTAGTTCTCTCAGTGCAGGAGTATTATCAAGAAAGTTCTTCTTGAGTAGACGACCACGCTTAGCACCACCGCCTGCAACCTGACCTATCTTAACATCACCTGCTCCATATAAGAAAGCATAGATGAAAGTCTTGGCTTGGTCTCTAGTCTTCAGTCCTGCTGACTTCTGATTAGCAGTATGAATATCACCATTAAGTAACTCTTGAGTATAGTGGTCATCATTCATATAGTGTGCTAACATTCTCAACTCGAGACCACTAGCATCTATACCTACTAATTTATATCCGTCAGGTACAATCCATAGGTCACGACAGTCAGCACCATAGCCACCATCAAAACCCCATAAGACATTACCGTCCTTATCATATCTAGACGCAGGTACTTGAGCACAGTTGGGTTTGGAGTGAGTCATTCGTCCTGTCACTGCACCACAAGAGTTAACTTTACCGTGTATCCTGCCTGTCTCATCATCAATAGCCTCTACCCAACTCTTGACCATAGCGATACGCTTAGTCAGTGTCAGATAATCTACAATCAACTGTGCTTCAGGTATGTTCACAGTCTTGAGAACTTTCTCATCTACAATCACATTGCCCTTATCAGTAAATGCTTTAGGTTTCCAACCGAAGTGTTGTAGATACTTAGCTATCTGCTGACGAGAACCGAGATTAAATTCAGGATACGCATAGTATCCCCATTCATCCTCCTCTTTTAAACCCTCGTCAACTCGCCAGTAAGCACCTCTGTCTAATTGTTTTATGTAGTTCACTGACTTCCTTCCGTCTTTCGTATGAGTCCTATCACCTAACCAATGAAGAGGTATCCATACAGGTAGAGGTTCAAATCTCTCGTGTACCTCATCCTCTATATCTAATACCTTCTCTTTCATTTCAGCGAGTAGTTCATACGCTCTCTTCTCATCTAGCAACATACCATTATCAGTCTGTTCTCTTATTATATCAGCAGTCTTGTGTTCTATCTCTGATGACGCTGTATTTTCTTGTTCATCGAGGTGCTTATATAAAGCCTTAGTAACCCTTACATCTTGTTTACAATACTGTAGCATATCTGTATTAAATTCTTCCCAACCGCCTTGATAGTCATCTTTATAAGTACCTAATCTCTCACCCCAAGAGCGTAAGCTATGCCCACCCTCTAGACTTGGGTTGCTAAGTCTACTAAGTACGAGAGTGTCCCGAAGATTAAAGTCCCAACCCAGCCCACTAATCCTACGCAGGATAGGAACATCAAAAGAAATAATGTTGTGTCCCACAAGAGTATCGACCCCTTCTGAATCCAACCAGTTTTGAAAGTGTCCATAATTATTTTCCCCTATAAAGTTATATACAGTAGACTCACCGTTATCAAGCATCGCACATATACAATGTACTTGAGTAGCAACGAGCCCGTCAGTTTCTATATCAAAAAAAGCTTTCGACATCTTCTAATACCTCCATTAATCTGCCTGTCTCACTATCATATTGTAGTTTACAAGCCTTACCAGTTAAACCAGAGAACCTATTCTTTAGAACTCTAACAGTAGTTTGATTCCTAATGATAGGGTCTTCTGCCTGTTGATTACGCTCCAAGCCTAAAACTATATCAGATAATTGAGCTATCGCTGCGGAACCACGGAGCTCTGATAGACTTATCTGTCCACCATCTTCGTGAGCTCTACCCGCAGGTCTTCTGAGGTGAGATATGAGGAATAAACCTACTCCTGTCTCTTGTACTATCTTTCTCAGCTTAGTCATAATAGCGTCAATCGCTCTACGTTCATCTAATATACCATCTTGGTCGCTGACCACTATAGATAGGTGGTCTAAAACTATCCACTTACAATCATAAGATTTAGCATAAGTTCTTATTATATTTAATAGAGAATCTTCCGACATACTGCCGAAGTGGTCGTAGAAATATACATTCTTATCACCTACAGACCTCTGCCATAAATCTTTCTTCGCCTTATCACTCAACTCTCGTTCAAATTGAGGTATATGGATAGGTGCGTTAGCTTCAATAGACATTAGACCTTTCACACTACGCTCGATAGATTCCTCTAGATGAATGATTGCAAGATTATCATCAGTAGTATTCAGTATGTATGATTCCAATTCCTTAACGACACTGGTCTTACCCATACCTGCACCACTGGTGATAGTTACTAACTCTTTCGCTCTGAATCCATAAGTGAGTCCATTGATACCTCGCCACGGATAATCTATAGTTACTATATTCTCATCTTTTAATAGATGCTCCCAAGTATCGCTACCTTTAATGATACCGGCAGGTGTGTATGGTTCAGAAGACCACCAAGCATTAGTAAACTCTTTGACCTTACCTGCCATAAGCATCTCACTGGCATCTTTCATAGGTAGTTTACAAATTTTTAACTTTCCGACAGAGATTATATCTTGTACGGATTTAACTGCTTCCCAACCTGCTTTATCTTGGTCGAAACATAAGACTATATTATCGAATGACTCGATATATTCTAGGTTCTCTTTAACATCTCTCGATGCAGAAGAAGAACCATTCTTTAGGGAGACCACTTGCCACTTTCCATCGAACATCTCGCTGACGGAAAGGGCATCTAGTTCGCCCTCTGTAATTGTTAGGTACTTACCTCCAGAGCGATTTGCTTCCTGCCCGAATAGACCTGAACCCTTGTTAGTACCTAAGATTTGAAATTCCTTAGTCGCGACAGTTCTCTCTTTGTATCCGAGTAGCCTATTGCTCTCCTGCGAGTCGAAGTATGGGTAGTAATGTTTTTCTACCTTTCCTTCCTTGTCGAATGATACGGTGACACCAAACTTCGATGTGATTTTACCGGATATTCTTCTGTCTTTGATTGGGGAACTTGATACACCTCTAGGTGTAATTGTTGATGTTCTCATTTTCTGTCCCTCCTCTTTCACATAAGTACTTATGTCGTTTGCTTGATAATGACCACAAGCATTACAATAACCGTGACCGTCTGAATAGACAGCCAAGTTATCACCTGCCCTATCCCCACCTATATTTCTACAGGCAGGGCAAGGCTTATGTTCTACAAAAGTAGAATTATTATGCTGAGAAGAACTCACTGGTCTCAGTGTCTGAAGACTTGTAGCCTTCAGTACGCTCTAATACTTTGACCGCAGTGAGATAGGTAGCAACACCGTGTTGTGGGTGTTCGTTACCTTTTTTCCAGAGTACCTCAACTTTACTCTCTGCTCCGAAGTCGTGACCTATGGCTTCACCATCAGAAGTCCTAACCATTTCAAATGAGAGAGGGTATTTTGTTGAGAATTTGCGAGCCTTATAAGACCCACCGTCCTCAGTCTTGATAGTACGAACCTTAACACCTTCACTCTCTAGTGTTTTGGTTTCTTTAGAATCAAGAGCCACAGTAAGTGTGTACTTACCAGTGTCTTCACCTTGAAATTTTTCTGTACTATCTAGATAGACGTACTTTGCTATACCTTTAGTTATCATAAACTTTCCTCTGAGACCTGTAGAAAATAGACCACAAGGTAGCGGTCTCTAGGACTACCTTAGGTCTGTAAAATTTGGTGAGGTTGATATAGTATGCCGGTAACACTAAGCAGGCGACTTTTATTCCTGTCTTTTTATAACTATATCAACACTCATAAAGTGGTAGTTT